TGGCAGAGAACTCTGCAATACCCATCGTCTTGTTATAGAAAGTTGCCTTGAAGCCACGCTTGAAATCGGGTGATGGTTGTGCTGCTTTACGACCCAAAGACTCATCAGGTTGGAATTCATAGACACCAACCGCAATGAGCATCCATCCAGTTTGTAAGTTCTCGTGGTCAAAGACGAATTTCTCTAAGACAAATTCACCATCTTGATTAGACCAAGCGTTAGCTTGTGGGGAGAAGCGGATGTAGTTACCAGAGCCGCCAGAGTTTGAGAGGTTTAAGTTCATAAAGTTTCCTGTTTAAAGTTTAATAAAAAGTGGCTTGTGCCACAGGGTTGGGGGATTCATATTAAAGATGTTTGTTCTTGCTTGGGTCTTACATCTTCAAACAATCTTGGTTGTGCTACTGCTTGCTCTATGCGTTGGCAAGCAATATCAAAGTATTTAGGTTCACGTTCAATTCCAATGAACTTACGGCCTAACTGGATTGCTGCTACGCCTGTTGTGCCGCTACCCATGAATGGGTCTAGGATGGTTTCAGACTTAGGGCATAAGGTGATTACCCATTTCATAACCTCTAAAGGCTTTTGTGTTGGGTGATAGCGTTCTTCGTTTCCTTGGCGAATCATGCCGTTCCATCGCCATTGCAAGCGTCTTACGGCTTTATGCCAGTTTGTCCATGCAAGTTCACAGTCAGCAAAATCATTGTCACCATTCAACTTATCCCAAACAAGCCAGCATGATGTTGGGGGCAATGTGAAATAGTTGCCACCAAAAAATGCTTGATATTGTCCCTTTGTTCGGATTAGTTCAATCAATTCATCAGATGGGGGATGTTTATCCCAATCAAAATCACCATAGTCTTTTGGTGCGGCTAATTTTCCACGACTTGCAACTTTTTTGCTGTTTTCATTTATCCCATAAGGCGGGTCAGTAATCACGGCATCCACCTTGTCAAGCGTAGGCAAAATGCTCATGCAATCGCCCAAGTACAGGGTTGCATCTCCGATTGTTTCGATTCTTATATTCATGGGGTAGTGATTATTGGGTCAAACCTTTATCTCTTGCAAGCGTTAATCCGCTAGATATGCGGGAAGTTAACGCTTCAAGGTTAGGCTTTTGGTCTTTTGTTAGCAGTTTCTCAGCTTGTGCGGGGGTGATGAGTTCGGTCTTCGTTACTTGATCTTCGTCAAGTCCCAAGGCTAACAGTCTTTTCTTAGCGTCAGATTCATCAGTCCACGACCTCAACGCTCGTTTAGGTTGCAGTTGCCATCCATCAATCACAGAGCCTGATTCCATGCGTTTAAGGGCATGATCTCTCACCGCCTTGATGTAGCCCTCAACCATGTCAAACTTAGTCAGCAAGACGCTTATTTGCGCCTCTGTGAGCATCTCTACAGGTGGTGCAGTGGCAACTACTTCAGCAATGTTTGCTTGTGCAGGGCAGATAGTTCTTGCGTTGCAATACTGGCAAGCTGAGTCTGATGGCACTGGCTGAAACAATGGGTTCAGTGCATTCTCAATGGCAGGGATGAGAACATAGTGTTCCCAATCTACAAGTTCTTGCGTTGTCATTGAGTGCTTGCGAGTCTCACCATGATGGGGTTGGATAATCCAGAGTTCGACAGTGTCAATGTATTTGTAGAGTTGTTCAGCTTCTAATGCTGCCAACCCGTAAAGCCGCAACTGGTCATTGTCAGCGTCTACATATCCTCCACCAGTTTTCAAGTCTCCAATGATGAGTTTGCGGTTTTCATGGCTGTAGCCAACTACATCAGCAGTACCACCAACCTTGACCTTTGGAGTGTCTTGGTAAGGCAAGAACTTCTCAACAGTTACGCAACCCGCACCAAGTTCATCCTCAATAGCCCAAATAGCTTTCAGATGCTCAAGAGCAAACTCACAGTTTTCCTCAGTCATCTTGATACCTTCCACGACTGTACCGATTGACTTCATGGGGTCTGAGTCCAACTGAAAGCAAGTCTCAGCCAAGGCATGAATGGCAGTCCCGATCTTTGCCGCCTCGCCACCTTCCACATAGGGCATGAGTGCTGAGAGTCTTGCACTGGCTGGACAGGCAATCCATCGACTTGCCGCTGATGCTCTAAGGCTTAGTTGTTTTGTTGCCATGATGCTCTTTCAATGTGATGGTTTTCAATGAGTAGTTGATAGGCGAGTTGCCTTGCCTCGTTTGAGACTGCATGACCCAAGTCTTCGGGGTCTAGAAGACGCTTGATGAAGACAACAGTCTGTTGGTTCTGCCTACGCTCTTGCTCAAGTTGTGAGCCTAGCCAGACAATATGCTGGCGCAAGGTCTGCCGTTCTTTGTCATCCATGTCTTAGTCCCCAAGCTGCTATTAATGCCGCATCAGCACGACCATCATCTTTCACACGCTTAAACAATGTAGATTGCCAAGGGAACACTTCCATTGCCCTAGCCCTTGCGCCATCCTTGCCGCCTGAGACTCCCATAGCCTTCTGCCAAGCCTGTGGGGTCACCAAGGTAGTCTTGATGAGCCTAGCCGCTAGAACACCCTCTATAGCCCCAAGGCTGCGCCCAAAGCTAAAGACGCTTGTTACCCCTTGACCAGTACGAGCAAAAACACGCTCGCAATACGCCTCATCAGGCTTAAAGGTATCAATGATTTCCACCAGTTCGGGAATGCTGATCTGACGCTTGGTTTTGCCATTGCGGTCTAGGGAGACTGTGGGCATATCTACTACACCCATCAACGACTCGCCGTTAAGCATCGCAATAGCCCCGTTAAGTCCTACATCAATGCCAATGATGCGTTTGGGGGAGAAGACTGTGGAGATAACTGTCATTCTGTACCCCCATTCAAAGCCTTCAGACGCAACTTAATTAGGGAATCTACCGATTCTTCTAGCCGTTGTATTGAAGTCACCAATGGTATTGTTCTACCAGTGGCATAACGGCTAACTTGGGATGGGTCAAAGCCAGCGTGTCTAGCAACATCGGTGATGGTGAAGCCAGCAGATTCAGCTTTTTCCTTAATGGATTCAATGGTTTGCATAGTTGGAGTGTTCATAGGGTTAGGATTCTAGGGAACATTGGATTGATTAGTCAAGTGCTATCTGATTAAATACCCTACTGAAATGTGTGGGATTAAATAGGTGGGGGTTGACTAAGTAGTCAACTGTGATATGATTCACCCATCAGCAACCCAAAAGGAGATACAAAATGAATTACAAACACAATGATGGCGGTAGACAAGCCGCTGGTTTTAAAGGTACAGCAGGAGACTGTGGCGCTAGAGCAATTGCCATTGCTCTTGGTCTTGATTACAAGGCAGTGTACAAAGAATTAGCCCAAGCAAATGCCGACAATGGTCGTGCAAAGTCTGCTCGTAATGGAATCAGCAAAGATATTTATTCTGAGGTGCTGAAGCGTTATGGATGGGTTTGGATGCAAGCACCAAAATTTGTTGGTCGCAAGGCTCGCTGTAGTGATATGCCATCAGGGTCAGTCATTGCCAAACAAGCAAATCATTATGTCGCTGTAGTCGATGGAGTAGCTAACGACATATGGGACTCCACCGAGCGTATGGTGTATGGGTATTGGGCAAAGCAATAAACCAACAGTAGGGTATATCCTAGTGTTCAACACTACATTCTGTGTAACACTACAGATTCTCTACCAACCACTTCAAAGGGCTTCAATATGGAATTCGAGTTAAACAGGTTTGACCTCTACGACCTACAGATAGGTCAAGATTATCAACTTATAGTTGAATGCGATTTAGACGCAGAATACTCACCACAAGACCGAATCTACAACAGATTTTGCTGGTCTTTAATTCTGAGAAATAGTCTAACCAACATCTGCCAAGACATTACAGACGAATTGTCTGAAGGTGACTTCGCCATTGTTGAGAAACAAGTCGAGGAATTTTTTGAGGAGTTTTTCAATGACTGACAAATTCGATAAGGCTAAGTGGATAGCCTACCAAGAACTCAATGATGATGACATTATGGATGCCATACAAGGTTCTGTGGCTATCCCTCTTGCCATTAAGTACAACGATTGGGACTACGCCTTCCAACTCATCAAGCAGCGCATTGAGAACAAGATGATTCGCAGGGCTGAGTTTTTCTTGCACAGCTATTGCACAACAGAATCAATTGATGATGATGAAGAACTGCGTACAGTGCGAACCATGTGGTTGAAAAACGAATACAGGGGTTGATATGAAAATGAAAAACTCAGTAGGTCAAATCATAGAGGAAAGTCAGAATGAATTCTTTTGCCAGTTTTGCACGAAACCTAAAATCACTTTTTACCCGATCTGCTCATGCTCAGGTAATTGGCTCAAACTACGAGACTTTGATTTTGATACCCAATTCTCTATTGCCCAAACAATCTTTAACAAACATAAGAAAGGTATTGCCGACAAAGAAACTGACTGACCCTGACTTTGTTTATACAAATTCAGCAAACACAGACATATTTAAAACTTTTCAACAATTAAACAGGATTTAAAATGAACGAAATAAGCAAAGTAAATCTATTGGTGTATCGAAAATTAGCAATAGCAAGAGCAAAACTACGGGCTAAAGTCCTTAAAAAGTCAGGACACAACAAGTTTGCTGGATACAACTACTTTGAACTTGGCGACTTCCTACATCCAATCATGGAAATATTTGATGAAGTTGGATTGATCGGCATAGTGTCGTTCACCAAAGAACAAGCAGAACTTTGCATTGTTGACATTGATGGCGGTGGCGAGATTGTCATTACTTCACCCTTTGGGTCTGCGGCTCTCAAGGGTTGCCATGAAGTGCAGAACATTGGTGCAGTAGAGACTTACCAACGCCGTTACCTTTGGGTGACAGCAATGGAGATTGTTGAACATGATGCCCTTGATTCAACAACAGGTTCAGGCAACATCGAAACCATTGATGTAGGCTTGATGATTGACCATTTAGCGGCAATTGATGCCGCATCAACTTTAGAGGAATTAAAAGATGTATACAGCACTGCTTACTCTGCTTGCGCTGGTGATAAAAGTTGGCAAAAGAAAGTGATTGATGCCAAAGAAAAGCGTAAAGGAGCATTGAAATGAGCGATGTAGAACAACTCTCTGCCGAATGGTTTAAACAGCGTTGCGGCAAAGCTACTGCTTCTCGTATCTCTGACATTGTTGCCAAAACTAAGTCAGGCTACAGCACCAGCAGGGCTAACTACATGGCTCAGTTGGTAGTCGAGCGTATGACAAACCAAGTAGCAGAGTCATACACCAATGCGGCTATGGAATGGGGAATCGAGCAGGAAATTTATGCTCGTGCGGCGTATGAGTTGAAAACAGGCAACATGGTAAATCAGGTAGGGGCTATTGACCATCCACGCATTCCTATGTCTGCCGCCTCTCCTGATGGCTTGGTGGGTGATGATGGATGCCTAGAGATCAAGTGTCCCAATACGGCAACCCATATTGATACCATTTTGGGAGATGAGCCAGCAAAGAAATACTATGACCAAATGCAATGGCAGATGCGATGTGCAGATAGAAGTTGGTGCGACTTTGTGAGTTTCGACCCACGAATGCCCGAACATCTACAACTGTTCATCAAAAGAATCGAGCGCAATGATCGTT